TCAGGCGCGAGTAACCAACGTACCTGCAAAGTGGATTGAGGATCAGCAGCAACTCTCTACCGTACAGACCGGCTCCCCTGTGTATTACGCATGGGATGGGTTCAACGGTACGGATAGCAAGATGACGTTCTTCCCTACGCCGGACATGGCTTACACCGTCAAGGTGAATCTCATTGTTCCGCAGGTGGAACTCTCGGCTGACGCTGATGTAATCCTCGTACCCGAAGAGCCGGTCATTCTCGGTGCTTACGCCAGAGCGATTGTAGAGCGTGGTGAAGATGGCGGGATGCAGTCAAGTGAGGTGTATGCGCTGTACAAAGCATCCTTGTCTGACCACATCGCGTTAGAGGCTCACCGGCAGGATGAAAACACTCAGTGGGTGGCTTGCTGATGAAGAACATCACCCCTTTCTCGATATCAGCGCCGGGGTTCTACGGGCTTAATACGTCTGATGCGCCGGTAGATTTACCCCCGAACTTCTCCCTGATTGCTGAGAACTGCATCATCGACAAGTCTGGGCGTGTAGCTGCGCGTAAGGGATGGACTAAGGCAACGACCACTACCGCAGCACTCGGTACGGCAGACATCACCTGTATTGGTGAGTTGATCCAGAACGACGGTACTGCTACCACGTTGGTTACGGGGAATGGCAAGTTGTTCAAGTTGGCCTCTGGTGCTTTGACTGAACTGACCTACGGCGGTGGTGGAGTAGCCCCGACGATCTCTGCGAACAACTGGCATTTCTCGCAGTTGAATGGCATTGCGATGTTCTGGCAGCGTGGATATGACCCGCTTATCTACGATCCGGCTGTATCGACCACGGCGTTTCGCAGACTGAGCGAGAAGTCGGGGTCTGCGGGTACGGTCTATCAGTGCAACGTGGCGCTCTCGGCGTATGGTCGGGTATGGGCAGCAGATACGACTACCGACAAGCAGACGGTGGTGTTTTCCGACCTGCTGACCCCGCATATCTGGACTGGCGGCACTGCTGGATCGCTAGATTTACGCCAGGTATGGCCTAGCGGTGGAGATGAAGTCGTCGCTCTGGCTGCGCATAACGACTTTCTGATTATCTTTGGCAAGTGGCAGACGTTGGTGTATCGAGGCGCGCAAGACCCTGCAACGATGGAGTTACACGACGCGATTGTAGGGATAGGTTGCATCGCCAGGGATTCGGTACAGAACACCGGGCGGGATGTGATCTTCCTCTCTGATAGCGGGCTACAGTCGATATCTAGGACGATTCAAGAGAAGTCTGCCCCGTTGGTACAGTTATCGAAGAACGTCAATGGGGACTTGCAAGATCTGGTGAATGCCACTACCGATCTGGAGAGCATCAAATCTGGATACTCGGCAGTAAATAACTTCTACATTTTGACGATGCCAGCGGGGATGATTTCCTATTGCTTCGATACTCGCTTGCCGTTGCAGGATGGGTCACTCAGGGCTACCACTTGGTCATTGATGCCGGAAGCGTTCTACGAAACCAAGGGGCGGAATTTCTACCTTGGGATGCCTGGATACCTTGGGGATCACTCAGGGTATCTGGATGATGCGTCGACATATCGACTGTCATACTTCACGACATGGATTGACTTCGGGAATCCGGTGCAGATTTCGATCCTGAAGAAAATACTGCTGACCTTGATTGGGGTGGGCAGTCAATCAGTCACGTTCAAATGGGCCTATGACTTCTCGTCCTCTTATTTCTCGCAATCCGCTACGATTGCCGGTGCGGGAACTCCGGCAGAATATGGAATAGCCGAATATAATGAATCAGAATACTTCGCAAATGTATCGGTGAACGTCTTGTCAGTGAATGGAACAAGTTCTGGGCGCGTTTTGCAAATGGGATTTGAAGCGCAGATTAACGATGCTTCGTTGTCGGTGCAGAAGATAGACATCTTTACCAAAGACGGAAATTTGAGGGCTTAACCATGAGCAATTACACCAAAGCAACCGACTTCGCTGCAAAGGATGCCCTGCTTACAGGGAACCCTGCCAAACTGGTCAAGGGTACTGAAATTGGTACTGAATTCGATAATATTGCCACGGCTATTGCCACCAAGTTGGATAGCACAGGCACAGTCTTAACTACCCCGCAGATTAACGATACGTCATCTAATCATCGGTACATTTTTGCGGTGAGTGAGTTAGCGGCCGATAGGACAGTAACCCTACCTCTGCTTACCGGCAATGATGAGTACGTGTTTAAGGATCATGCAGCAACTTTAACTAACAAAACACTTACTAGCCCAACAATTAACACTCCTGCTATTACCGACCCCATCATCACCGGCACAATCCTAGAAGATGTCTATACCATCACTGACGGCGCGGCGTTTGAAATCGACCCCGGCAACGGCTCGGTGCAACTAATCACGCTCGGTGCTAACCGTACTCCCAAGGCGACAAACTTCGCAGCGGGTGAGGCGATTACGCTGATGGTGCTGGATGGTACGGCTTACACGCTGACATGGACGGATGCAACTTTTGGCGGTTCTGGCGTGGTGTGGGTTGGCGGTACGGCCCCCACGCTGGACACGACGAAATACACCGTGATTGAGTTGTGGAAGGTAAGCACTCAGGTGTATGGCGCTTCGGTTGGTGCAGCATGAGGCACGTTCATGGACTGAGGGCGGCGGCAGGGGCGCGTCGATATGCAACTTGGAACTCTGCTGACAAGGGAACCAACGTCACGCTATCCAGTGGGGATTTAACGGCGGCAGGGGCGGTGACATGGAATGCAGTCAGGGCCACCCAAGGTAAAAGCACAGGGAAATGGTATTTTGAATTGACGATTACAGGGGCAACAGGAACTGCTGGATTTGGCGATAGTGGTTTTTCGTTGGCAAATTATGCTGGAGCATCTGCAAACAGTGCGTCGTATTACGACTCAGGGCCTACCATATTTGCGAATGGATTTACCTCGACTGGCGCACCAGCAATATCTGGTACAGGAACATTCCAATTTGCCATTGACCTAGATAATCGCAAGTGCTGGTTAGGTAAAGGTGGAGCATGGTCGAGAACAAGCGATCCGACTACTGGAAGTAACGAGCAATGGAATTGGGCTGGAACATTGACACTATTTCCAGCAGCAGGTGTTTTTCCCGCAGGATCGACCATTACCGCAAATTTCGGTGCGTCTGCTTTTGCCAATTCTGTTCCGTCTGGATTCAACCCCGGCTGGTATCTCTAAGGACACATCATGAAAATCGCAAAAACAGCAAACGGCCAAGTCACGGAAGTCGGGTACTACAAAGACCTGTTCCCCGGTACGTCCTTCGCCACTACCGGCCCGAACGATTCCTTCATGCAGGAGAGCGCCTGCCTGCCAGTAGTCAATCCTTCCTGCGACATGGCGACGCAAAAACTTGTTCCGATCACTCCGGTCATCGTTGGCGATCACGTGGAGACCTATGCGTTGCAGGCGCTGACCACTGCGGAGAAAACCCCGGCAAGCGTAACGCCTCGTCAACTTCGTCAAGCTCTCACTGCAGCAGGACTACGGGCGACGGTAGAAGCAGCGGTTGCTGGTGGCAGTCAAGACCTCAAAGACTGGTGGGAGTTCTCGCTACAGATCGAACGGAATCACCCCGAAGTCGTTGCGATGGGTACGGCGCTGGGGCAGACGGAAGATCAGATGAATCAACTGTTCATTGCTGCGGGTGCGCTGTGAAGAACGTAGAAGGCGATCCTGGTGCGTGGCACAACCAGTTCCCTATCCTCATCGACACGGACTACATTCGCTCGGTAGGTGTCGCGTGGATATTCAAGGAAGATGACAAATGGAACTTCCTGCCACGGATCACGGGCGATAAGTCCCTCTTTTACAACGCCCAGTTCTTCTGGCGGGTAAGTTTGCCTTTCGGCCTTTTCTTTGGGATGCGCTTGACCCAGACGCGCCTGTTTCAGTGCGGCCTTGGCTGGAAGCTAAATGGACGCCTAGCTATTCTGTTCAGGTTTCAGACTGATGAAAGTGCGGCTAAGGGTGTTACTGGCCCTAACTATGGGCAGAGCCGTTCTTGGGACTATGGCACTCATTAGCGCATAATGAGGTATTGAATTTTGGGACGATAATGACAAGGGATATAACAAAGAAAACTGTCGTTGGGCAACTTACTCAGAACAAGCTAGAAACAAAAGAATTACGAATAGCTTTATCAAAAACCCATGTTGCTAGATTGCTTTCTTTGTAGTGGTTGGGATTACGGTACGCATTAACAATTTTTAAGGAGATTCACATGGAACAACTTCACACACATGGATTGCCAATAGCCGGTCAAAGCGTAACCGTTACCTACACAGGTACTGCCGGAACTACCGCTACCTTGGATAAGGATGCCACATCTATTCGAGTGGTAGCCACTACGGATTGCTTTATTGAGATTGGTACTAACCCTACGGCAGTGGCTAATACGGGGTTGTATCTTCCTGCACTTGTCCCCGAATACTTCACTTGCCCAATGAATGCGAAAGTGTCTGCTATTCAAGTATCGGCAGGTGGATCTATTTATGTGACCCCATTCGCGGATGAAGCGCGATGATAGTTAATCCTGGGATACGCAGAGCCGGTGGATCATTGCAGGCCAGACAGTCTGTACTGCCATGTACTGCATCTATCACTACTCCCGTAGATAGCACTGTGACTATCCCAGATTGGATAGTTTATTGCTCTTCTGGTAGTATTGAAATTGATTCAGTCGCTGCCGGTGCTGGAATTGTTGTAGTTAATGGTGTTTGGAGGCTAACATGAGTATAACGATTAATGGATCAACTAACACAATTACTGCGCCTAGCGGTGTAACTGTTGGCGGTGCACTGAGTGTCACGGGTAATGCAACGCTAGGTGATGCTTCAGGGGATACGGTAAGCGTTCAAGCTGGTACTGCACTTCTTCCTACGATCATCCCATCAGGAGATACGAATACGGGTATCTGGTTCCCTACTGCTGATACTGTTGCTGTATCCACTGGTGGCACTGAACGGATGCGGATTGATAGTGCGGGACTGGTGACACTATCAGCCGGTCAGATCAAGTTCCCCGCTACGCAGAATGCCAGTGCTGATGCGAATACTCTGGACGATTATGAAGAAGGAACTTGGACGCCAGTATTGACTGCTGCGACTCCGGGTGATTTATCGGTTTCCTATACCACTCAATCTGGTACATACACAAAGATTGGGAGGGCGGTTACGGTTACGTTTGCTATTATCACCAGTGCATTTACTCACACTACTGCTTCTGGGCTTGCTAAGGTTACAGCGCTTCCGTTTACACCATCACTTCCAGTAAATACGTTTGCTAGAGGGGGAATGCAGGTGAGCGGATTTACAAAGGCCAATTACACCAATTACTGTGTGCAAGTTGGAACCAGTGACACTGGTGTTTACATTGGTTTATCTGGTAGTGGGCAGACGGCTACAATCGCGGTAATTACTGAATTCACAACCGGCGGAACGGTAATTTATTCAGGCACTGTTACATACCAAACAGCATAAAGGAGAATCAAAATGGCACTAACTGAACAGCGCATCCTCAAAGCAGTAACCGTCAAGCCAACACAAAATGCTATCGAAGTCCAATGGGCTGACCAAATCCTTCGTGACGGCGAAGTTATCTCCGAGCAGTACCACCGCAAGGCATACACCGCTGAACAGTCGGACGAGCTCATCGCAGAAGTCGAAGGTGCGGCAGCGTACATTACGGCGGCGGGATGGAACTCCTAGCATTACTTGCTGCGCTGCAAATCGGTGACGCCTACTCCACCCTGCGCTTTCTCAAGCATGGGGTGAAGGAAGCTAACCCAATCATGCTGTGGCTGTTTGAGCAGATAGAGCCACTTCCCGCCCTGATCGTTACCAAGATCATCATCATCGCGGTGGCAGTCTCAGCCAAAGGAGCGCCGTACTGGACTGAGGCGATGTTGATCCTGTGCGCGTTCTACGCTTTTATCGTTGTTAACAACTGGAAGATAGTCAAATGATCGAGCACGCACAGGAAATTATCCCAGGTTTGCTTGCTGTAATCGGGTTCTTTGCCGTATATACCTTAAATGGTATAAAGAGCGAAATCAAGGAAGTTAAAACCTCCCTGCAATCATTGGAAACTGATCTGCGAGAAGGGGTTACAACTCTGGATAGGCGGGTGTCGGTTATTGAGGCTCGGTGTTTAATCAAGCATGACACGCCTTAGCCCCCACTTCACGCTTGATGAGCTAACCCACAGCGAGTACGCTGTGCGCATGGGGCTGGATAACACACCGACGAGCAACATCATTCGCAACCTCACTAGCCTGGCAGACCGGCTGGAAACGGTGCGGAACATCCTCGGCAACAAGCCCATCGTGGTGACGAGCGCGTACCGCAGCCCCCAGGTCAATGCCGGTGTCGGTGGCTCGGCGCAGTCTGCCCACATGCTCGGCAACGCGGCTGACATTCTGGTGCCGGGATTCGGGGACGCCCGTAGCGTGGCTAAGGCGTTGTCTAAACGTTTTGATCGTTTGGCTTACGACCAAATTATCTATGAGGGGGCTTGGGTTCATGTTGGCTTCGCAGAGAGGCCACGCGGTAAAATAATGACAGCGAAATTTGTAAAAGGTCGCGCGATTTATTCTGACGGAATCAGCGATGCCTAAGAAGATCATCTTCACCGACGAACCCGGCAAGGGTTATGAGGTGCTGCCGCTATGACCGACATCTTCTTCATCGCCAGTGTGGGTATTTTTCTCGGCTGCTTGGCAATGGTGGTTCATGCGATCCACAAAGATTTGGACGACTTCGATGACTGACTCTATCACCCTACTAATCGCCGCAGTCCAGTTGATGGGTGTTGTCATGGTTCTCTACCTGTTGAGCGGGAATGACCTCGATGATTGACCACAAGCTACGCACGCCTATCCTGTCGCAGACCATCAAAGACTTGCACTGCAAGCCCGACGCGCCGTATCCGTCGCAGAAGATGACGAAAGAGCAGATGTTGCAGAAGTTCCGCGATGACATCAAGATGTTCCGACGAGCTCAAGAGAAGGTCACTCTCAAGGAGGTTCCCAAATGAGTTGGACGTTGCTGATAACGCCGATCATGTCGATTTTGGACAAGATAATCCCTGACGCTGACGCAAAAGCTAAGGCTCAGGCCGATCTATTGATGATGCAAGCAAAAGGAGAGCTAGATGCTCAGTTGGGTCAGATTCAGATCAACATCAAAGAAGCCGAGCATCCATCAGTATTTGTCGCAGGGTGGCGTCCAGCGGTGGGATGGGTCGGCGCAACGGCCCTCGGATACGCAGCCATCCTTGAGCCTATCCTTCGTTTTGGCGCAACGGTTGGGCTTGGATACCAAGGGGCGTACCCGGTAATTGATACTGATCTGACACTCCAAGTCCTTCTAGGGCTGCTAGGTCTAGGTGCGTTCAGATCGTTTGAGAAGGCTAAGGGTGTGGCTGCGAAGTAATCTCCATCTGGATCAGCACTTCCAGGTATATTCTTGATGTCGGAAAACCCTATTTAGCCAGCCTATAAACTCGACATCTGACATAACATGTTTTGCGTGATTGCACGTTGAACAGCACGGGACGCAGTTACTGATGGTGTATCCATTACT